TAAAATTATTTCAATACTGGACTAATAACAGAGCAGAAGCATATATGTATGCTAAAGCAAATATTTTCAAAGGAGGAAAAATAACAGAAAGAAACCCTATAGAGGTTATTGTAAATAACTATAAATCTTATATCAACAATAAATATGGAACTAATACTTTTGAGTCGTTAAATCTAGATGAGACTGACTACTTAACTCAAGTATCAGAAACAGAATATGAGTTAAGATTGCCAAGTTGGTATAAAAAAAATATACAAATTGATAGTTCTGATAAAGCAGATTTTGATGCAATAAATACTCTTAAGTCAACGTACGATTTAATTAAGATAGAAGATGAACAGGATTTAGATAAACCATACACTGTTAATAACTATGCGTCTCTTAAAAAAGATTACGATCAAGCAAGAAAGCAACTTGATAAATACTTCAAGATAGAAGATCTAGGTGAAATAAAAACTGCAATTTTAAATATTAAAAATCCTTACAAAGAAGAGATTAGACAGGAAGATTTACAAGATGACAGAGATGCTTATAAAAATGGCTATGATGGTGCTTTTTTAGCGGATGGCGATCATTTTCTTGTAAAGTCTAATACAGAACAAATCCACATACTAGGAAATCAAAAAGACATAGCAGGATTTAAAAAGTTTGTTAATGCGGCTACTACTCAACCATCTACTAAGGCGTCTGACCAAAACAATATGAATGAATTTGTGAATCATTCTGGAGGAGCATTGGGGGCCGATACTGCTTGGGATACTATAGGAAAAGAATTTGGTATGATCAATAATCAACATTATTGGATGAACAATAAAACTCCAAAAGGTAATGTTGAGATTACTAAAGAAGATTCAGTAGAAGGACAACAAAAAGTAACTAGTGCGGCAAGAAATATGGGCAGAATAGAACCAAATCAGCAAGTAAGAGATGAAAGACTTATTCGCAACTGGTCTCAAGTTAAATATTCTGATGCTGTTTTTGCAGTAACTACTATGTTAAGTGTAGGTGGAGAGATGAACTATGGAAAAGTAGCCAAAATTCGTCAAGGTAAAGGAGGAACAGGATATGCAATACAAATGGCAATTGAAGCAGGTAAACCTGTTTATGTCTTTGACCAAACAAGAAAACAATGGTTCAAAAATATAAATGGAACTTGGAGTACATCAGATGTTCCTACACTCACAAAAAACTTTGCTGGCATAGGTACAAGGGAGATTAATGAAGCAGGTAAACAAGCTATTCGAGATACTTACGCTGCAACAGTTAGTGCTTTAACTACTGCACAAACAAACCTAGACGAACAAATGTATAGTCCTAATGAAGGAACTATAACCCCTATCACTTCGAAAATAGTTACTTTACCTATAACAGATAAAGGTCCTAGTAACATTGACAATAAACTAAATGATCAACTAGGTGGAAAAAATAACTTAGATGATTTAGGATTTGAAGAAGTTAGCTGCGATATTCCTGAGTAATTGCTTTAGTTGTAAAAACCATTAAATTTGTAAAACATGTCTTGTATTGCTAAAATAAAATCACCCGTTACTGGCAAAACTGTTAACAGCCCAGCATACTATCAATTAACTTCCTTCTTCTCTCAAGCAGAAGGAAAGAAAATTTATGAAGCTATGACCACAGATGCCTTTAAAGGTAACTTTGGTTTTGACTGGACTAAACCCCATATTGGAGTAAGCACAAGAGTTAACTACGCAGGAGAGCCTAAGATACGAGAGATTAACAGACACTTAAATCTAAAAATGACTGAGGCTGATTTACAGGCTGCAGAACAAATAGATGAGATTGGTGTACTTGGTTATCTAGGAACTGTGTTTGAAACTGAGTTGGCTTTTGACAACATTGGAATGGAAATTCAATTGAACCCAAAGTTCGATATGATTAACCATGAAGTGATTGCAGTTGAAGGAGGATATCAACTTTCAGTTAAGCCTAAAGTTGGAGAAAAGAAACAATACCCAATTAGAAAAGAGCTGTTAGAAAGATTTGAATTTCCTCAGTTTGTAATTGACTCAGTACAAGATTTTAACAACGCTACCTTTAAAGAGCTTATTGATAACTTAGCAAGTAATGCAGAGTTAGAACCATTTCAACAGGAGATACTTAGAAAGTTATCCCCATTGATGAGTAAGAGTCCTACTCTTAAGTTAGCGATTTTTGATGATATCAACGTATCAGATGAATACCAAAGGTCATTCTATGACCCTAAATCAAATACAGTATACATTGCTAAATCTACTTTTACTCCTACAGACGATAAGTTTTTAGCACGTGAGATAATTCACGAGACCATACACGCATTTACTTTATCTATCCTTAGCAATCCAAGGAATGAAGAAGAGATGAGGTTTGTACGGGAGATAGAAGGATACTTTAGTACTTATCAAACCTATCACCCAGAACTACAAGATTATTATGGGTTTCAGAATGTAGAAGAATTTGTAGCAGAGTTCCTTTCTAATCCATACTTTAGAGAGCAGTTGCAGGTATCAGAAAGTCAAAAGAAATATCAAGCAGGATTTATTTCACAAATGTGGAATAGCATTAAGTCTTTCTTGAATCGCTACGTATTTGGCAATATGGGGCCAACTATGTTTGACCAGGTACAAGAAACGCTTGATGACTACTTTGACTACTTAATGACACTTCAAGATTACCCTGAGAGTCTTGCAGAAAATCAGATTAGATTTAGTCAACCGTTTCAAAATAGAGAAGAGAAACCAAATATCTACAATACGTTAAAAGACTTTTATGATTACATAGATAATAGTGTAGACAGCACTATTTGGAATCAGTTAATGCAAAACCTTGGTGAGGTAGGAGGTAAAGAGTCTGTTGAGTTAAGAGCAATTAATCGTTTACAGGATACTTTTGGGAAAATATCAAGTTCGGATATTAAAGGAAGTTTAATTGCGTCTGGTCAGTACGCAGAAGAAGTCAGTGCATTTGTAACTAGACTTAAAAGAGATTTAGAAATTTTGTCTAAGGGAACTTCCTACTATACTCCAGAGGTTATTCTTAAAAAACTCAACAGTGCTATCTTAATAGCTCAAACGCTTAGAGAACAGATAGAGCAGTTTCAAGGAAATCTAGTAGACAAACTAACGTTTAATATGTTTGCAGATTTTGAGTTAAGTAGAGAACTAGAGGTTGCTAGCAAAAGACTTGAGTTAAAACAAGAAATTCCCAAGATTGAACAATACAAGCAAATTATTGAAAATGCTTTAGGAAAAGCTATGGAAGCTATTAATGCTATTGAGAATAACGCAAAGAATAGTATGCTTGACCCAGTAGCTGAAGTTGCTTCACGGATGTTTGTTAAGATTGTAGCGGACATGAAAAGTCCTGACCATCCTATTCATGAAGAACTTGCAACAAGAGAAAAGCAATTAGCAAAGGCAGAAGCAAATGGCAATAAAAAACTAGCAACCAATCTTCAAAAAGAAATAGAAGATATAAAGAAAGCTCTTGGCTTTACGCCAACTCCTGAAAACATTAGAAAGCTTCTTAGCAGTGCTACAGATCAAGCTATGGGCAATGAAAGTACTTTTACTAGGTATTTAAATGTAGGAAGTTTTTCAGGTGTGCCATTAGTTGATATTGTTAATACTTTTATTAATGAGCATGTTACTCAATCTACTAATGCAAACTTAGGAATAGATGCTAAGATTCGAGAATTAGAAGTTAGAATTAGAGAAAGAAATAGAAAGAAAGGTATTGGTAAAAATATAGTACAAACTGCAAAAGGAATTTTTTCTATTAAAACTTCTAGTACTAAAGAAAGGTATGAAGGATTCTTTCGTGTAGTTCCTGTTAAGTATTATGATAAAACTGGAGGTGTTAAAATAGTTACTCAGAAAGTATATAACACTCCGATGAAAGAAGTTGAGTTCCTAAATGACTTAGGTGATTTAAAACTTGAACTCACCAAAGCAAGAAAGTCTGGAGACACTGATAAAATACTAGAAGCAGAAACTAATCTTAATACTTTTTTAGAGGATTATGGAGAGCGTGAGTTTGTAGATGAGTATTATACAGCAGAAAAGCTTCTTACAGATGATGCTAGAGAAGCACGTGCAGAAATTCTAAAAGAAATTGAAAACTACAGTAGTGTATTTGGAGATGAAGATTTAGATACTGCAATAAGTAATTCAGTACGAGGATCTAATTCCGAAAAAAATCCTACTATTAGAGAAGTAAGAGCTTCTCTTCGTAGGCAGTATGTGCGTCTTGGTTCTATTTATGGAGAAGATGGTATTGAAAAACCTATTGGTTCTAAAGAAAGAGACATTGCTGAATCTATTATTGCTTATAACAAAGCCCGTAAGGAACTAGATGTAGTTGAATTTGTTGTTGGAGAAGAGACTTTAACCAAGTTTAATCAGATTAAAGACCAATTTAGATCTACAATTTCTGATTTACAGGCACAAATTAGTGAACTTCTAGATAACGTAGATGAGGCAGTACAAACAAATGATATTGCAAAAGTAGAATACTTACAGTCTACTATATTTGATAAGAAAAAAAGTCTAGAGCAAGAAGAAAAAAGACAGAAAGAATGGTTAGATTCTAATAGTCGAGTAGAAATCAAACCTATATTCTTTGAAATACAACAACAGTACAGCAACCAAGTAAGAGACATTCTTAGTAAGTACGGAGAAAATCCAGAAGTAACCGAGAAGTATGAAAGGTTGTTTAGTGCAGTTAAAGGTTTCAGAGATCAAGATGGAATGATTCAAGGAAATCTTGTAGGGGAAGGGTTGTCAGCTACAGTTAAAGAAATAGAACAGTCCATTGAAGACCTTAAGAAAAAGATTAAAGAAGACAGTAACATCAGTGAACAAGACCAATTAGCGTTAGGTGAAATCTTTAAGAAACTGTATGGTCTTCAATCTAAAGTTAATACTGCTTACTATGGGGAAACAGTTAAAACAATTAAGAATAAAATAGAATCTGGTTTTACCCAAGAAGAACGAAATAAGATTTTTGACAATGCTGAGAAACTAGCTAAGGCATTTATGTCTAATGGTAACCAGTTCACAGACGAATTACTAGCATTATTTAGAGCTAAGAACTTCCAAGGTGATGAATTCTTTGCAGGAAGAAATGCCGAGGACTTTGAAGAACAGAATAGTGACAAAGAAGCTATTGTAGGTATGTTTAAAAATGTACTAACCAACATTGAATTAAACAGAAGGCTTAGAGAAACTGATTGGTATAAAAATAACCACATTGAAATAACGTTTGAGATAAAAACAGAAGATTTTGTAATGACTCCAGATGGCAGTTTAAAGCCTTTAATGAGAACTATTACAGAAGTACGTCCCACTTATATTTGGCGTAAGACTATTCCTAATGATGAAAAGTATATAACAAGAGATAGTCCTAGTTTTGATTGGGCTACTCCTAGAATACGTCAAGAATATAAAAACCCTAGCTATAGTCGAAGAGAGAATGGATATGTAATGCGTCCACGCACAGGTGCAAAAGATAATAAGTATGTAAACCAAGAGTATACTAATCTAAATCCTGAAGAGAAAGGTATTATGGATGACATTATTTCAATCTACGAGGATGATCAAAGGTTAATGCCTGATTCTCAAAGATTGAAAGGGTATGTAATGCCTAACGTATCTAAAGATACTAAAGAAGAATTTAGTGATTATTTTAGACCATTATATAAAATATACAACTGGTATAAATCTATTTCATTATTTTTCAGAGAGAACATTGCAGGTCAAGGAGATGAAGAAATTGAATCAGATATTGTAGAGGCAAGAAAGAAACTAGAGAATAAAGGAAAGTCTAAGAACATCCGTTTAATTAAAACTAGATACAAACAACCTATTGCAGATCATGCGTCTACTGATAATGTCCTTCAGGCTTTAGCAGCTTACTCGACGTATGCAGCACAGTTCAGAGGATTACAAAAAGCACTACCTACAGTATTCGCTCTTAGGGATACTTATGCAGAAAAAGGAAAAGACATTAGAGCTCAAAATACAGAAGAAGCACGTACTGTTTGGCAAAAGTTTAAAAAAGGTAGTAAGAAGTATTTAGGGGCTGCTATTGGAAGTGATGCATCACAACAAGAGTTAATTGTGCAACAGTTAGATGACCAAATAGCAAGATTCTTTTACGGTGCGTCTTTAAATACAGGGTCCAATGCTTTGTCTAGAGTATTTTTAAGAGCTATTAATCATATAACAAACAAGTATCAAAAGTATGTATTAAGATATAATGCATTACGTATGCCTAAAAACGTAATTGCTAACTTATTAAATGCAATAGGAAACTCTTCTAAGTTTGGACTAAGTAAACAAGATATGCTTAAAGGTGTTGCTAAAGCAGCACTCCACAGAGCTGAGTTAATTGGTCTAGAACAAGGGATAGATAAAATGACTCCATACTTAGCTAAACTAGTCTACTTTAGAGCAATTCCTTTAGCAGACCCTACTAACCTATATCGTTCTATCAACTCAGGGTTTATAACAAGACACTTAAATACTGATAATTTTAATGCACAATGGTTTTCATCTAATGAAGCAATTTCAACTTTAGGTATTTATGAGGCGTTTATGGAAAAAACCTATGTAGATTTTACAGGACCTAATACACCTGCAGGATATAAGATTAAACTCTCAGACGCTTATGACTACATCGATGGTGTACTAGTACCTAAAGATGGAGTGTTTGGAATAAATAGAACAAAACTAAAGCAACTAGTAGGAGAGAGAAATGATTACATTTTAAAATACTTATCTGATAATGGAGTAGCAAATTCAAATCAGTTGAGTCCTGTTAAAAAAGTACAACTAGCAAAAGAGATAGATTCTAAGTTTGGAGTTTCAATTAAAGCAGAAGAAGTATTTATTGCCAAGCAAATTCAAAAACTTCAAGAAGTAGAAAGAGAAGTAAGAGACCAAATCTTTCAGCTTTATACTGCTACCCAAGGTGCTTATTTCAAAAAAGGAGCACCATATTATCAGAGTGTAGTCTGGCTTAAAGCTTTAATGACGATGAAGTCTTGGTTCTTCCCACAGGCAAGTAATATGTACGGGGGTAAGAAGTTTTCTATAACTACTGGAAGAATAGATCAAGGTATGTACTCAACTTTTATTGGGGCTATGAGACGTTCTGTTTTAGGACTAAGAACTCAAGGAGCAAGTATTGCAATGGACTATGAGTTTACTGAGAGAGAAAGAGAAGCAACTGTTCGTGTAGGATACAACATGGCTAATGCTACTCTACTATACTTAACAAGTTATTACCTGGTAAATGTTGCTATGGAAGCACTTAAAGGAAAAGGAGACGATGACGAAGATGAAGATTGGTTTAAATATCTTTTGGGTATTCTAACTTTAGGAGCATTTGACGAAACGGCAGGTTCTTTAAACCCAGTATATGCACCATTGATTCAGTATAATAAAATTAAAACTGACCCATTGAAAAAACCTTATGAAGAAAAAGGATTTGCAAAAAGTGCTATGCGTGTTGCAGGAACAATCTTATACGGTCAGCAGATTAATACAGTCGATAAAATTCTAGATGGGTACGGAATATTAGGAGAATACGCAGCTAGTGTACCTAGAGGTGCTCTAAGTTGGTTTCAAGGTAAAGGTACGTTAGGAGATGTATTTAATGAACCTTACTATGAAATGTCTGCGGGAGGAGAAGGTTATAGATTACCTTATCCGCAAGTACCAGGCAATGAAGGTAAAAACAAATTCTTTGTTGGACTTAGTAAAGTTACTGGTGTTGAGGTCGGTCTTAAGTCTTTGGACTTTAAAAACAAACTTGTTCAGCAAGTAGCATTTAGTCCTGCCCCAGGATTAACTAATCCTACTGGTCGTTTGAATATTATTAATGCTAGAGTAGATAAAATTATGAGTATGTGGAATGAAAAAAGTCCATCTGATATTCAATTTATTGCAGAAAATACTAGGATAATAGATACTCCAGAAGGAAAACAAGTTGTACAAACTGAAGCTTTAAAAAGTTTCTTAGCAAATACAGCTAATGCTCAAAACAAAAAAGAATGGGTTACTGAGTTAACAAAACTTCAAAAAGAAAGAGATCAGCTATTATCTTATAGAGAAGGTTATCAGTATATAAGAAAGTTTGAAGAAAATAAACGAGTGGCTCAGAAGTACGGAAGAGACTCTAAGAAAAGTATTGATGAACTTGTAGAAGCTGTAACTGGCTATTCGAGTCCTAAATTCCAAATAAGCTCAAAATCAGGTAAAGTAGAAGAAGAAGGAAAGGCTTATTTAGAAGGTGTTAAGAGAGCTCAAATGCAACAATACCCTGAAATAAGAAGGTATTATGATAGCATCCAGAATCTTGACGCAGACGATAAAGCATTACTTAGACAAAACAATGGACACATACCACCTGAATAAACTACTTGACAAAACAACAATTAAAGTTAAATTTGTAATGTCGGACGCAAGTCGGTTTTAATAACGAAAAAAAAAATGGATAATTATCAACAAGTAAACGAACAAGGAAAACGCTTGAGAGCGATTTCAGCACACACTGGACTTTCTGTAGGCTCTGGAGGCTTTAAACGCCACGGCACAGGTACTGTATCAAACGTACGCTACAATGCACTAGTAGTACAAGAAGATACTGTATTCACAGAATTTCTTGTCAATGGTGTTTCTGAGTTGTCTAACAATGGTATGAGTACTATCACCTTCAAGCAAGGAGCATTTCTTCCTGGAGGAGTGATTACAGGATTTGCTATCTCTTCAGGTAGTGTAATTGCCTATAAGTAATGATTGGTATTGGTATAGGGGTAGATAGAAGACCTCCTAGTAGTGGGGGTGCATCATTTGATGCGGATTATCAAGCGGTATTATCCTACGCCACTACGCAAGGATATACGCTTCCAAGTGCGGGGCAACAAACTTTGCAAAATCAGTTGGTTGTAGATTTGAAGGCGGGTGGTATTTGGAGTAAGTTAGATACTTTTGCGGTTTTTGCTACGGATGGGAATAGTGATTTTGCGTTAATTGATTGGATTAGGTTAACCCAATATACCGCAGTAAATAGTCCTACATTTACAACAAATGTAGGTTTTGAAGGTAATGGCACAAGTAGTTATGTTGATACCAATTTTAACCCGTCAACGAGTGGTGTAAATTATACATTGAATGACGCTTCAAGATACTTTTTTCCCCACGCCTTTAATAGTACGGGTAGAATGGACGGGACAACGGTAACAGGTCCAAATACAATGCGAAGATCTTTTTTCAGTGGGCAAACAATAAACGCGGGTGGTAGTGTTGTTGTTCCTTCATTTGATTACACCGCCGTAATTAATCCTAAATCTATACATAGAACATCATCCACAAGCATTGATTTATACAATGGCACAGTCGGAACAACGGGTGTTCAAACATCAACGAGTATATTGAATTCCAATCAATTTGTATTAAGGGCAAGTAGTGCGTATGCCTTACACACCGCCTCCGCTTATGCGATGGGTGCTTCATTGGTTGCTGAAAATACCGATTTTGTAAACGCTTATAATACTTATAAATCCGCCTTATGATAATTGTACTACACCCCAACACAGAACAATATAAAGCATTAAATGGATATATGCACAATTCAAGTGAGTTACTATTTGTCAAAGACGGTAGCGATAGATGGATAGTAGGATTAGAGGTTTTGAATGATTCTAATTTTGCTGAAATTCACGACCAACTTGACCAACTTGAACGCATTGAATATACACCACCACCATTCCCACCTACTGAATAATGAAGACCTCTTTCCTCTTATACACAGGTACAACTCTCTTAGCTTTCTTAGGAACTTATTTCCTTAATCTAGGAGCAGATAATGCTGAACAGTACTTAGCTGTAGTTGCTGTTGTGTTTATAGATGGATTCTTTGGGGTATGGGCAGGAACTAAGATGGAAGGCTTTAAGACACATAAAGCTCTGAGCGTGCTTAAAACTTTAATGGTGTGGGTATTTATGCTTACAGGTATCTTAATGATTGAGAAGGGCTTTGAGGGTACTTTCTGGCTCAGTGAGACTATCTGTGCTCCCTTCATTCTCTTTCAGCTTATAAGTGCACTCAAGAACGCAGCTAGGGCAGGGTTCATAAAGAATGAGTTACTGCAGTTAATCTTAGATAAAATCGACCAACATAAAGTAAATGAAAAACAAGATTGAAGTTATTGTTATAGGGCTACTACTAATCACAGTAGCTTTTTTGTTATGGGAAAGACAAAGCTTAAGTAGCGGTAGTGAAGAGAAGTTTATGTCTTACATGGACTCTATGGAGAAACGCAACGAAAGTTTCCTCAGTAGGGTAGATTCTTTATCTACACTTAAACATGAACAATTTAGTTACTATGAAAAAATCAACCTCAAGTATGACACTATTCAGATTGCTCTTGACACTATGCCTGATATTGACGGCACAAAGTTCTTACTCACAATCTCTAGACAGCTTACCGCTAAAGGAGTTGAATAACGAATTCCTCAAAGGTATCAAAGCCAGAGAGAGAGTAGTTGTTCTTAAGAACGTAATTCATTTAGACAGTCAGCAAATTAATTTGTATAGGGATTCTATTGTTCCTACTTATCAACAAATGGTAGAAACGTCTAAGATAGAAGTCACTAGACTTAATCGTGTGATAGACCGCAAGAATCTTGAGATGAAGATGTACAAGTACGGATTCTTAGGTATGTCTATTCTTGCTATCTTTAGCTTTATCTTATAATGTATGCAGTTAAGCACAAGAGCTAGAATAAGTATAGTAGTAGCGGGCATACTCATGCTTTGTCTACTTTATACTAAGTCTACAGTTGTACTAAAGTACAACTCGTTAGATTACGAAAAGGCAATCTTAGAGTTTTGGTTAGTAGTAGCTTTCTTACCATTCTTTTTCTTTGGTTGTATTGAGTTTGTCAGGAAGGCTAGGTATAAGTTTCAAAGCATTGACGCTACCTTTCATGCAATTAACTCTAGTAATATACTGGTAGAGTTTGATACTTACGGAGAGATACTTAATGCTAACGCTAAATTTAAGAAACTCTTTGGAGAAATAACAAGTCACAGAGAAGTAGACGATTCTCCTATGAAAGAGTGGAAGGAGTTCTGGACACACTTAAGGATAGGTTACTTTAAACAAGGCGAGTATAACTGTAATGGAGTTTGGCTGTACGGGAACTTTAACCCTATCAAAGATCCCTACGGAGAGGTTTACAAAATCCTTTTAATTGCTACTGAGATTACTGAGAAGAAAAAGATTGAAGCAGAGATTGCTAAGAAAAATTCTTACTTAGAACACGCTGCAAAGATTTTAAGACATGACATGCACTCTGGAATCAACACTTACATTCCTCGTGGACTTTCTTCCCTAAAGAGAAGACTGACTGAAGAGCAGATTAAAGAGTTAAAGATAGACGCTCCGCTAAGAATGATAGAGGAAGGGTTGACTCATACTCAAAAGGTGTATAATGGAGTTAAAGAATTTACTAACTTGGTTAAGCAAGATGCTCACCTAGAACTTAAGTTACACAACCTTAAAGATATTCTACACAGCTACTTGTCTTCTACCTCTTACGAGAAACAAGTAGTTATAGAAGAGTTACCAGAGATTGAAGTTAACGAGTCTTTGTTTTGTACAGCTGTAGACAACCTTATTAGGAACGGACTCAAGTACAACGATTCAGGTACTAAGTTAGTGCGTATCTTTGTAGAGGGAGATTACCTAATCATTCAAGACAACGGTAGGGGAATGTCTCAAGAAGACTTAATCCAGTGGTCTCAGCCCTATAAAAGAAAAGAAGGGCAGAAAGAAACAGGAACAGGTCTTGGACTAAATATATGTACTGCAATTATGGAAGAGCATAAGTTTGAAGTATTTGCAGAGAAACTAGAATCAGGAACTAAACTTAAGATAAAAATAAAATGATAGACTCAATATTACTTGTAGACGATGAAGACTTATTCCACCTAGTGTTTGAAGACTCCTGCAGTCTGTTAGACATTACTTTAAGTTTGCAGAGTTTAACTTCTTCTGATGAAGCTGATAAACTATTTAAGAGGTGGTTTCAGGAAGGCCCTATGGAAGAGAAGCCTGACTGTGTATTTGTTGACCTTAATATTATAGGTTCGTCTTTTGACGGCATAGAATTGATTCGTAAGATTAACTTTGAGTACGGTAATGGTGTGGTGATAGGGATTATTTCTTCTTCTGATGATAAACAGGAGATAGAGAAAGCAAAAGCTGTTGGTGCTCAGTTCTGGATAATTAAGTCAGACGAGATTGAACCTAGACTAGAAGCCTTCCGTAAGGACTACGACGGGTATAAGAGTAAAACTGCTCCCTTTAAAGTATATAAGTGATATCCTTTGGTAAAGATATTGAAAGCTCTCTTGTCTCCCTCTACAAATCTAAGAAGATTGCATTAGAGGGGAACTTACTCAAAGTAGTAAAAACTCAAGATAAAGACTTTCAAGACTACTTAGACGAGGCTAAGACCAAAGACCAAGACACTCGTAGAAAAAGACTAGAAGTAACTAAGCAAGTACAGTCCCAGAACAAAGACCTAATAGATAGTCAAGCAGAGAAAGAGAAGTTAATGCTTGAATTGAAACGAGCTTTGTCTGAGTCTGAGAAGTTAAGAGAAGTAGCCCTAGATGATTTAGAGACCCTTCAGAAGAAGACTCAGTTTGAACTTATAGGATTGATAGTAAAAGTAGCGTTAGGAGCTGTAGCTGCTGTCTGTGTATTTACAACTGTACTTTATCTTTACGTATTAAGCAAAGGATTAGACTCTAAGATCATTGAGAGTACCTGGAGTAATATGTTTGGTATAATTCTAACTAACTGTTTTTCTATTATCGGAACGATAATGGGAGTTAAACATATAACAGATTCTAAAGATTCAAGAAAATGATACTATTATCTATACAAGAGTGGGCAAAAGTAGCAGAGGTATACATCGTATGCTTCTTTAATGCTTCTATGATTATTATCATAGCTTTTGGTTTGAGTTTTTTCTTTGACCAGCATTTTGCTAAGAAGGAAAGAATGGATTTATAACATACATTTGTGTATGAGAAACTTTACTTTATCTTTATTCCTCTTTGTTACCACCTTTCTAAGTGCTCAAAGAGACAGCGTGTTTATCAAAACACCAATCTATTCTTGTGTTTATTCTGAGATTCTGCAACAACCTAAGCGTGTATGGTACACAGTACAATGCCCAAATGGTTCTTATCCTCGTAAAGGAATGGACTTTTACACTAACGATAGTGTGAAGACATCTGATGGAAAGGATTATGAAGGAAATGTTTGGGACAAAGGACACTGTGCACCAGCAGCAGACTTTAACTGCACAAGAGAAACTCTGTGGCAGACTTTCTCTTACTTGAATTGTATTCTCCAGCACGAGAAACTAAACAGAGGTGCTTGGAGATTACTTGAAGTACGTGAGAGAGAATTAGCTAAATTAGGTAAAGTAGAAGTAGAGATAAGGGTTATCTATGGACCTAAAGCAGCTAAACTACCAACAGGTGCAACTATTCCTACTGCGTTCTACAAGACCATAAAGTTTGGAAATACAAAAGAAGTGTATTACTTTGCAAACGAAGCACCCGTTAGTACAGACTATACTAAGTATAAGGTGCAGTAAAAAGCACTGTTATGATTAAGACGATTAACGAAAAAATCCACGAGTATTTTTTAGAGTCGGAAAGAGACGGACTCAGTAGTAATAAGACAAGGTCAAGAGGGGAATACCCAAATGCTCTACTTATTACCAAAGAGCAGTATAAAGAGACATTAAAGCAAATGTTTAAACTCCAAGATGACGTAGCTGATGAAGTCTTATTGGAGATTAAAGTAATGTCTATAGAAGGTCTCAAAGTAATCATTACAGATTACTTAGATGAGCCTAAGGTTATCCGACTGACAGAAACAAAAAACCCCTCATAAAGAGGGGTTGACCAGTTGAGCCTAAAAGGTTAGAATAGTGTTTTAGGAAAAGCACTCAAGCATTTGTGCCTTAGAGAGAATAGTCAACTGATCGTGATCTTTGATAAAGTTTTTCAAAGTTTCTTTATCTGAAGGATCTAAGTCTAAAGCTTCACCTGTGTGAAGTTTCATTGCCCAAGACATAAACTTTAAAGCATCACCTTTAGTAGCACTAGCTAGCATCTGAGCCACTAATTTACCAAGGTTAGAACCTTCAATTTCTTTACCATCCAAATCCTTAATGGCTTTGTTTAGGTTTAATGTTGAATCTTTTTTCATATAGGGAGGTTGTTAATTTTATTATTTTGTTATTCTGCTATTCTGATGGAGTCTCTTCAGTAGACTCTACAAAGCCAAGTTTAGCTAGTGCCCAATCTACAGCGTAAGAATCATCTGCCCCCCAAAGAGCATACTCTTCTTTAGTCATAGATAAGTTTCCTTCAAGTAGAGTTTCACCAGGAATCTCAGTTTGAACTTCATCAATAGCGTAGGGAGTTGCTTTTTTAACTGCCCAATAAAATACAGGAGACGCTTCACTTGATTTGTTAACATCAATTTGAAGACACTTAATACTGAAGTATTTTGCAGTCCCTTTAGTTGGTACTACTACATCTAGAATCTTTATCATAATCACAAATATAATGCTTAAAGTTAAAAAGTCAATTAATGGGATTACATAACATTTGTAATAATTCCATTAGTTACAGTTATCATAACAGGAGGCATAGTAGGGATGTTAATGATTCCATTCCATCCTGCCACATTACCCACCTTGTAGTCTGTGGCGTTTATTGTACCATTTACCTC